AGAAATAGAAGCAGAAATACCAAATTATCAAACTGTATTAGATAATGAAGCTACACAAGCTGAAGCTGACAAAACTGCTTTAGAAAATCTTAAAGCTAGTGCTAAAGCTAAACTTATGGCAGGGGAAGCATTAACTGAAGAAGAAGCTAATGTAATGATAGGAGGGTAACTCCTGTGACTAAAGCAAGAGATATTGCAGACTTCAAATTTGAAAACATAGTTGATACTGGTACAGAGGGTACTAAAGTAGCATCTGGTACTACAGCACAAAGAGGTTCTACAGCAGGTCAGATTAGATTTAATTCTACTACTGGATTAGCTGAATATTACACAGGCACACAGTTTAAAGCTATTGATAGTCCACCAACTATAACAAGTGTGACACCAACTGAAATAGATAGTTCAGCAGGTGGAAATGAAAGTTTTACTATTAGTGGTTCTAATTTTCAATCTGGTGCTGTAGTAAAATTTATTGATAATAATGGAACAGAAATTACAGCAGATACAGTCACAATAAATTCTGGTTCTTCAATTACAGCAGTAAAAACTAGGTCAAGTTTTTCTAATTCCAATGAACCTTATGATGTCAAAGTTATAAATACGAGTGGTTTATCAGGCACATTAGATGACCAAATAAATGTAGATTCAGCACCCTCTTGGTCAACAGCAAGTGGTCAAATAGGTGGTACAATTTATGAGGATGAGAGAGTTGCAACTTTTTCAGCAACAGCAACAGACGCAGATGGAGATACAATAAGCTATTCAGTTAATAGTGGTTCTTTACCTAGTGGTCTTTCTTTAAATACAGCAAATGGAAATATTACTGGATTAGAAAATTCTGGTTCTATTTCAGCAGACACAACCTCATCATATACATTAAGAGCAACAGCAGGTGGCAAAACTACTGACAGAGCATTTACTACAGTTATAAAAGATGACCCAAGTTTAGCTTATACCTCAAATTTGAAATTTTGGTTTAAAGGTGGATATAATGGCAGAAGTGCAACTTCATCTTTATCAAGTAATGTAACTGGAAGCAGTATTGCAGGTGTCACTTGTTTTACTGGATATGGTACAACTGAATTAAAAGAAGATACTGGTCAATACACACCAGTTAATTCAGCTTCAAATACTTTTATTAGAGATAGTGCAGATGGTTCAACAAAACTTTTGCAAGACGATAAACTTTCAATTTACTCACAAGCTAATAGCACTTGGTGGTGGACACCTACAAGTTCAATTTTTGCAAATACAACTAATCACACTTTCACTTGGTGGATGAAATGGGATAATGTTTCAGCAGTCACATCAAATGGTTTCAATCCAATCTTTCATAGTTGGGGTGGTTCAAATGCTGTAGCTTGGTGTGCTTTAGATTGGAATACAAATGGAACTGGCTTACCTTATATGAATAATTTTGTTGGTAATGGTTTGTTTGGAACTTGGAATATGAGTGCAATAAGTGGTGGTGTAAATGGAAACAAAGGAATTTGGTTTCATGTTGCACAAGTTTACTCTAGTGGACAAACACTTTGTTACTTAAATGGTCAATTAGATGCTACACTTTCAGCACCTACAAGTGGTTGGGGAAATATAGGTTCTAATCAAGTTTGTTCTATGAATAGTCGTGGTGATGGATATTCTGGTGGACAACCTGGAAGTGCTAATAGTGGTTCAAATGTTCCTAAATATGTAGCAGATGTAAGATACTACAACACCAATATTTCAGCACAAGCTGTTCAAGCAATTTACAATAAAGCAAGAGTGTTAGTTGATTAATGCCTAGAAAAAAAATTACAACAAAGGAGTAATATGAACAAAGGTGATTTAAACAAAGACGGTAAAATGAGTAGCTACGAAAAGAAAAGAGATAAAGCTATTAAGAATGCCATGTCTAAACAAAAGAAAAATAAGTTTCCTAAATTTGGAACAAAGAAAAGTAGTTACAGTTAAACTAATTTTTTAATCCAACGGCCTTTATCATTTAATACAAGTGGTAATAATCTTGGAATACCATCTATTATAATTCCACAACCTAGTATAAATCTAGTCTTAAAATTTTTTGCGTAATGAAAAGCAAGTGACTTTTGATTTATGAGGCATCCTACATTCATACCAAAAAATAGATTATCTGGATTGGCCCACCATGATATAAGAAACTTTGTATGGTAATGGCCTTGTACTGCTGACATACCCATTGTTTGTGATACCTTTAATACATCTGCAGATCTACCGTGTGTAAAGAAACATCTTTGTCCGTTTGACATTGTGATAGTTAGATCATCAATCCATTTCCATTTCTTTGTACCAAGAAAGTCACCATAATCTTTTAAGAATTCTTTTGACATACCAAACTTTAATGCACGTCTATATACTAAACTACTATGATTACTTTCTACTTCTATCATTTTAGGATAGATGCTTTCTAATTCTCTTATATGTTTACGTGCTACCTTTAATTCGTCACCAGCAGAGTATAAGTCTGGATCGTGAGTATGCATAGATATAGCGTGGAAATCAAGTAAGTCACCAATATTAACCACGAAGTCTGGCTGATATTCCTTTTTAATTTCACGTAAAAATTCAAAAGCGTCTTGATGATGATACGGAATATGAAGATCACTAATAACTAATATTCGTTTGTGGGTCATAATTGATAGCGGGTGAACCGTCAATATACTCCTCTAGGTTTTTGATTTTATCTTTTGGATCTACAAAACTTACAACGCCATTCTTAATATGTACCTCTTTAATTATAGGTACTTCGTTTTTCTTTTCAGCGTTAACTATTATTTCTTCAAATATAAGCACATACAATCTATACAGGAAATAGTTATGCTTTGCAACTTCTCATAACTTCTGAAAGAGATTTAGCACGTGAAGGAGTTTGTTTAGCCCAACGGCTATCCATCATTTGAAAAGAGGCCTCACCATAATCTTGTTTCTTTAATGCCTCCCACATCTTTTTAAATTTAGATACTCCACCAATACCTAGTTGGAACACCATCTCAATTATGACACATTTAGCATCATCAACTAGATCTGTTATACCGTTATCATGTAGTATAAGTATGTCTGCATTCTTCTTTGCTTCTGCAAAATCTTTATCAAATTGTTCTTCTAGTTCTTCTTTAGTATATTCTTTACCCTCTACGTAAGGGTCATCTTTTGTTACTAGGTGGCCATATCCGATTGTGGCAAAACCTAGACTATCTTTATACATTGTAGGTACAAAACCTTCGTGTTTTTTTATACGTTCTTTTAGTTCATCTATATTCATAATTACGCCTTATTTTTATTGGCAAAGTTTCTTGCCGCTTCTTTACTAGCAAACCCCCATTTTTTTAACGCTAGAGCTAATCTGGTAGGGTTGCCCTTCTTATCTTTCATAGGGCCATCCATGCCCCCGAAACGAGCCGCAAACGATATCCTACGGCCATTTTTACCAGACGATAAAGGTTTTTTTAGATTAGATCCTTCTGTTCTTTTAAAGAATTGACGGCCTCTTTCATTAAGACCACCGCTAGGATTTTTATGTTCCTTACTATAACCCATTATGCTCTAGATTTTTTAGTACCAAATTTAGGGAAACCAGCTTTCATGTTTGCATAACTTTCATCTGATACAGTTGATTTAGATTTAGGATTTGACGTGCCTCTCTTTTTGGCTCTATTCATATAGTAGTACAAACCCTTCTTTGCTTTCTTTCCGCTTTTGGTTGTGTGATATCCTGCCATATTATTTCCTTTTTATTAGATCTGTTGCTTTAAGTCCATACACACTCGCTATTACTCCCACGAAAATTGTCTGATACCAAAATGGAAGTTCAGAAAAGTATTTAAAGAATAGTTGCATTTTTTCCATATGCGTCGGGTCGTCTGACCATACTGCGAAACCTAACATAACGATAGGCACAGACAACAGTATGAGTATGAATTCGTCTTTCCAGTCTGATTGTCTTGCTTCTAATAATTTACCTTGATACTCTGCTTCACCTTTTGCCATCTTCTCTGCATGGTGCATTTGAGCATCTGCCATAAGCATTTTAGTTTTTTGTTTATTTTTATATATATGAGAACCTGCTTGAAATGCTAATTTGATTGCGCTTAACCACATAGTTTACCCCCAAAATTTAAAATTTTTAACGATTGTAAAGATCATAGCAACTAATGCACCAATAACAAAGACAGCTTTTATACCACCTTTACCCATTGCTACTTGTTGTTTTAATTGTTCTATGTCTTTAGAGTTTTTATGTACTAGATCTTTTATCTCATCTAATTTGTATGCAATCATACTATGAGATATAGAAGTTCTTTTAACTACCTTCTTTTTAGGCATTAGAAACCTCTACTTCTTTACACCAAAACCTTACAATAGGTTTTTGTATATTTGCTGTATTTTCATCAATAGTATTCATAAAATCTATACTTCTATTATACCCATTTATAGCACATTCTTTAAAGGAATTGTAGTGTAGATTATCAGACACAGGATTAGTACAGATACCAACGGTACACATTTGCAAGATCAACATAAACTTAACCATTCTCTATTTTCTTTTCTTGTAGTACTTTCTGTGTACTTGTACCCGCCAAGTCCAATGGAATATAGATCTTGATATTCTTCCTATTCTGTCTATTAACCAATCTACCATTTTTAATACTCATAAATTATTCTAATATTAACTTCTTTATATGTTTTCTATCTAAATATATTTCAATTTCTGCTTTAGATTTTAAACATTGATATCTAACATTACCTCCAGACTTTAACTGTCTATCAGCAACCCTCTTACCTTTTAAACATTCTGACATAGAAGGTTGTATTCTATGTTCTTGTATTTCATTGTTTACTATCATCAATAATGCTACAACTGTTTCAATCATTGTGAATTACCATTTGTATATTTAATTTCTCTATTCGCATCTTTTAATTTTTCAATATCTTCTAATGCTTTTTCCATTTGTTTAGATAAAAATTCTATATTTACTTTATTAGTCATGTTCATCTCTTGGTTCTCTACCAATTTTTCTACGGTTTTGTACAGATCTTCTATTAACATAAATTGTTCGCTATCTGCAGGTAAAGATCCCATCTCACCACGTGGCCATTTTATTCTAAATTCTGTATTTTTTTCTAGATCACTTGACATTAACTGTTTTGATGTTTCTAGTTTATTTATTCTTTCTATTACTCCAAAATACGCCCACACGCCTACAGCCACAGCAATAACAATGCTGATCAAATTTCGCATAGGCATAGCTACAGATGTATTATCAGATATCTTCATAACTGCTTATAATAACAGAATATGATTATAAATTATATAAAATTTTAATTGAGTTTAGTTAAGATAGATTTTAGTTTTTCTAAATATACAATAGCATCCCATAGTTCTTCTTGTGTATCTTCTATCCAAGCATGAGTGGGTTTAGTAGCTTGTTGCATAGTTACCTTGTAATTAGATATACCTTCATCAGACCGTTTAGAGAATTTTTTTAATAACTTTTGGATCATAGGATCTTTTGTCATTATAAACGGTCTGATTACTTTAGTTTTGTCTGCCATTAAAAAGTCACATTCATAAAATGACTACAGAATTCATTAACTCTGCAGTAGTTTTGACATCTAACATCTTGCCCTTGTCTGAACACAATCTTACATCCTTTTCCTTCAATCATTTTTTGACTAATAAGAAATTGTTTAGCTTCTTCTTCTGTAGTAAACACACGCCAAGCAGTTTTTCTACCATCCTTCATTACTGCATAGCTATCTTCTTTACGCCATCTTTCTTTAGCAGTACATAGAGGCAGTTCTTTTGATTTTTCTGCGTCTTGATGTAGTTTGATACGTGCCATTACGTAGTTGTCCTGTTCTTCTTCTGTCCATCTACGTATAGGTATCATTATAACTTGTTTACGTGGGTAGTTATCTGATTGCATAACCTTTAGTTTAGACCAATCACGGAGTATGGCCATGATAGATAATGATTTAACCTTAACTTCTTTTTTGTATCTAGTTAGATCTTTTTGGTTTTTACGGCATAGGAAATCAAGAACATTTAGTTGTTGTTCCCATTCATCTTTACCATTAGTCATAGCATCTAGGGCGGCCCAAGCAGATGTAACTTTAAAATCTGTAAGATTACCTTGACGTGTAAGCAAATCAAATTGACCGCTTAACGTCCATCCATTAGTTATCTTATCATCTTTGTAGTACAATCTACGTTCAGCTAGATCTGTTTTTAATTTAGATCTTTCTAAAATATGGTGTACTGATTGACCCAACAAAGAGAATATACGATCAGATACATCCTCTTTGATATGATCATAGTTACGTGCTTCTAACACCCTAATTCTAGGTGGCGCTATAAGACGGGTAGTAGATATATCAGAACCGCTACTATCGTAAGGGTCGTTTACTACTGCCCGTTCAATAACTTTAGGTAAGTTTGAGTGATTAGTAAAATCCATTAGAACGGTATTTCTTCGTCACCAATATTAAGATCAGAACCATTGTTACCATCACCTAGATCTTGGTTTTCAATACCTGCTAATTCTTT